AATAAAACCTCACCTGAACCTTCATCGATCGTTACGATGTATGGAATTTTTACTTCTTTGCTAGGTTCATCATAAATAAAATCATCTAAATTTAAATCTACATGCATTTCTAAAATGTTAAATGAATAAACCTTATCTCCTGATGGTGTGATACCTTCAAGCTCTTGATATTTTTTTTCTAAATCTGATATTTTACCTTGCACAGGTTTTAATTCTATGTCTCTATAGAATCCTGCTTTTTGTTGTTTCAATATATCGTTCTCATTCATTTTAACGACATGGGTAATTCTTTCGCAATCCATTAAATCAGTAGCGTAATAAGGAACGACTAAGTCTTCAGCAGGCACGAATTTTGAAACTGCTCTTTTCATTACTTCATCGTAATAAACTTTTTTAAATGCAGAACCTGTAAGAGGTAAATGAAATAATAGTTGGTCCATCTCAGGTGTGTACTCTTCCATTTCTTCCATGAGCATATAGTTCATGAAGTCCTGGACTCGTGAAGCTTGATTCGCTGTAGCATCATCCTCTGTGCCAACGACTTTTGTTCTCACGGGACCATCACTTGGTAATAATTCTTTGTATGCTTGTGCTTGAAATTGTGTGGCTGCTTCTGCTAGGAGTGGATGAGTCACGCTTGCCGAACCTCTGAAAGGTTTTGTAAGTTGTGTGTATTTAAAACCAAGTAGATCTAAACCTTTTGAAACTGAATCCTCCCAATCTTTTCTTGATACACGATCACGTTTGTAATCGTCCATTAATTGTTTGGACATTTTTTGAAGAACTCTTTCGTCTAGATCAGCTGCTATATTTTCATAGAATTTTTCTTCTAATGAAATTTGCTCATCTAATGTTTCAGGTAGATCTTTATTTTCAATCTCTACACTAACTCCTTCTTCCTGTGGAGTCTCCTCCACAGTTTCAATTTTTTTATCTACTTCAGCCATTAATATAGTTTTGTTTTCTTGCCTACGATTTCTTTTCCACCTTTAGCTCTAATCATCTTACCTTGTTTAAAACCCATAGATTTTAAGATGGAATATCTTTCGCCTTTAACATTTTTAAGTTTTTCATTAAATGCTTTGTTTCTAGCTCTAACATCGGCTGCTGATTTGAAATTTAATTTACTACCTTGAATACCACCAACTGCATCTCCAGCACCTCTGCTACTTCTAATTTTTGCTTTATCAGCAATATTTTTAATTATCTTATCAGGTGCTTTAGATTTTTTTGTTATATACTCTACTTTTTTTATTGGTTTATCCATACCAGCTATGGCACCTACTTCAGAATCTTTTCCTGATATAAGTTTAGCTGCATCTTTTTTGCCTCCCATTAAAGAATAAGCTGCCGCAAGTCCTATTCCAACCTTAGCTGCCTTCCTTAATCTCTTTTTAAATTTAGACATATGTTCTCCTTAATAATATACGTATCTTTTTTCTTTGTATTTCTTCATCTCATCCTCGTCAGAATAAGTAGACACGAAATAACCTTGTCGATATCTTAACACAGCTTGTGTGGTGCTATCAACATAATCGTCATATTCTGCATGAGGAAATGCTGCACATTCCTCAATAACTTCCTGTGCAAATTTCTCGCCTGAAGGGAACCATACTTGTTTAGACTCAAATATGGGTGAACATGCATTTACCCTGCTATGCTTATCTTTTCCTCGTGTTGGTATAAAATCGATTACAGGTATACCCATTCTTCTCATTTCGTGTATTAAAGGTTGTCCTGAAGCCTTAGCTTCAATAATTACAGATTCAGGTGTCCAGTATTTATATTGTTCATAAGCTACAGCTTTCAATTCAGGAAAATCAAACTTACCCTTAATTGCATCAATTAACATGATGGCATCCGGTGCACCATCGTGAGGCGTGAATATTCCCCACGTAGTAATAGCTGAGTAGTCTGATGTCTCTTTTGCACTGAAAGCAGTATCGTAAGATTGTATAACGTGTTTTAAAACTGGCATCTCGTAATCCCATGGCTGCCACCATTCTCTTTTGAGAATTGCGCCTTCTTCTGATGTAGGATTTTGCATATACTGAGCGGACCAATTTCTCACGGATAACGAAGCCTTAACTTTTTCTAATTCTTCGAGGTTCCAATACTCAGGCCAAACTGGATTACCTGAATCTAAAATTGCAGGGAAAGATATTTGTTCCCATTTATCTGCTTTAGGTTCTGATTGTGCTCTTATTAAACGACCTGTTAAATCATCTTCTGCCCAACGTGTCATAACTAAAACAATCGAGCCTCCAGGTTGTAAACGTTGTCTTGGTCCTGATAAATACCAATCGTAAGTTCTCTCCATTGCGGAATCAGATAATGAATCTTGTTCTGTATGTGGATCATCGATAATAAGTAAGTCCGCCCCTCGTCCTGTGATAGAACCGCCTACCCCCGCTGCAAAATATTCTCCACCATGATTGGTCTCCCAACGTCCTTTTGCCTTACTATCCTCTCGTAGTTTAACATCTCCAAAGATTTCTTTATACTCCTTACTATCAATTAAATTTCTTACCTTTGCACCGAACCTTGCTGATAGTTCTGCGTTGTGTGATACCTGCATTAATTTCATTTTAGGATACTTACCAATCATCCATGCAGGAAAGTATATGGATGCAAATTCAGACTTAGTATGTCGTGGAGGCATATTTACGATGAGCCTTCCTTTTTTTTCTTTAGCAATTTTTGTAAACTCACTTGCGATGTGTTGATGGTGGCCCCAATTGTCTGGGTCCTTATCTGTTCTACAGATGAAGTCAGGCCAAACATTCTTAACAAAATATAAGAAATTATCCTGACATAATTTAACATGTTGTATCCACGTCTTTTCGAGCCTCAAACGAAGCTGGTCTGTGGTTAAAAGATCAACGTCTTTATTCGGTGTATTTTCTGTGTGGGTCCCCATTTCGTTTCAGGATACACTACTTCTATTTATTATACAATGTTAATGTAAATAATACTAACTATAAAAAAATTAAGGAAAAAAAATTAAAAAAAATTTTTTTCTTTTTTTTGTGGAAAATTGAGCCTTGAAAAGGGACCCGGGCCAGGATGGCCCGGGGTTGGAGAAATCTAAATTTTTTATTTAGATATTGTATTAGATAGCCAGGCTCTTTTAGACATGTGATAATACCTTTTGTCCTTATATTTTTTCTTAAACCAGGTAACATATTCTTTAGCTGTAACAAAAAATCTAAATGATGCTGTAAAATCTATTCTTGTTACTTTATAAGAATCATCACCATGTATACTTGTTAACCCTTTATTGATTCTTTCAAGAAAATCACCGAGAGTAGTTTCTAGAAGAACGTCAGGTTCATATTTATCTATGTACCAGATTCTAGTATGTTTTTTATCCATTTTTTCTCCTTTTTTTGTTTTTGGCTGCCTCATCAGTATCTAGAAGCCACTCTAGATAAACTGGCGGTTTACACCGCCAGTTTCGGTTTACACTTTTAATTTATGCTTTTTAGCAAAATTATCTATTTCACTTTCAATAGACCAGGGGCTGATTCCATCTTCTCTAGCCATTTGAGATAACATCTTACTGTTACCCCAGCTTCCTGACATATATCCAGTTTGATATTTAATATCCTTAAATAAAGATATTAATTCTTTTTTTATCTCTTCAGGCATTTTTTTCTCCATTGTTTTTTTCATCTTATTATATCTTATCAAAATGAGATAAAATCACAAGACTAAAAAACCCATTTTGGACATCTTAAAAAAGTATTAGCAGCAGGAGAATTATTAAGCATGTGCCCGGAAAAAATATCACAAAGCGCATGAGCAGCGCTAGAAATTTATTCATTTATAAAACCTCCAGCGGCTGCCTTTTTAGCTGAGCCCTTAGCCAGTAACCCAACAAGCACGCCACGCGGATCTAAAAAGCGCAAGTCATGTTTATCACCGTCAATGACTCTTCTGTCATTCATGCTGCTACCGGATCTAATAGCCCATCTTTTAGGTAACTTGTCCTGGAATACCACGGCAACATTCGCGCCCATGTCCATGGCCTTAATACATTCGTTTTGATTAGACTCAGATGCAGAAAAAGTTATTTTGTAATTTTTTAGATTATGATCCAGGTGATTTAATACCTTAGTATAATCATAAAAAATAACGTCGTGGTGGTCCTGCATCAAGCTGCTAAATCGATGCCATGCCAGGTCGGATGTCCCATTCAATCGAACAGCGAATTTATACCCTTGAGATCTAGCCCGCTTTTTCAATTGTCCAATCTCCTGGCTGAGCTGCTCAAGGAATTTTTTCCGGTCCTTCCAGAATAAATTAGTTTTATTTATTCTGGCCTGCTGCACGCTATTCATTTGACCCCGGCCACTTGTGTTTAAACAAAACGCAATACACTCTTTACTAGCCTTCGGGCAAACATTTTTGCCTGAAAGCTTATACGGCGCAAGATGTAGAATCGCGGTTTTATATCCAAATTTTTCTCCCTTAGCCATTTTGTTTTGACTGTAGTAATTTAATAGAGGCATTATTTTTTATCCTCCAATTGTTTAACTATATCTGGATTTTTATCCAAAACTTTGGCCAATGTTAGTAGCCCATCCGCTGCTTTTTTCTTATCATTAGCTGAAGCTTTGGGACTCATTAACCGTTGAATACAAACGGCCACCATGTCCACAAAGGTTACCTTTTCTGGACCTTTATTTTTTATTTTTATTTCATTTATCATTTTTTTTCCTTCCATTGTTTAGGCCCTGATCCAATTGTTACGATTCGGACTAGTATGACCGCAATTAAACCAGGGCTCCTATCTTATTAAATCCCATCAATTCCAAAGTCAAGAATATTTTTAAAATTTTTTTTAAACTCTATGTCCAAAATGGGTCAAATTTTTTTTTATTTTTTAAATTTTTTTCCCGGAACACGATTCTCTATAAAGCCATATGCATAGTCAGCGATTCAAAATGTTAATATAAGGAATGGAGAAAATCGCCATATGCAAGGTCTATTATTCATTTTCCAAATACTAATGTTAATAAAAGATAACGCGCAAAGTTCCATATACGCGGTCAGTTATTCATTTTTAAATTAATTTAAAAAAACAAAACCCCAGCAGGGCGAAGCCCTGCTGGGGTTTTGGTGAAGCGTGAAGCGTGGTTAACGCTTCCAAATCATTCGGTCAAAAAGAACACGAAGCACGACGCTCGAATTTTCCCCCGAAGCGACAAGGTTCACGACCCTCGACCCACGAATTTGAAATAATTTAAGACCCTTTTGAGAGAGGGTCTTTAGCATTTC